CTCTGGGTGCCTTATACTAAACAAGTCAACCAAACAAACGTCATGGCATTCGTTTCCTGGTCAGTTGCTCCTAAATCTAATCCTGATGATCTGGAGTTCTTTACATCAGAACATCATGCAGTTAATTTTGCCGTTGATGAGGTTGATGATTACGGATCACCAATGATTGTCTACCGTAATGATATTGAATGGATGGAGGTTTCTGCTTAAATTAAATATGAGGAATGGGTTTGCCTCACTATAAGAAAAGTTACCCAATGAGTAGAGTAAATTATAATTAAAGTATTTGTAGGTGTTTGAGTATAATGTAGATCAGGGTGGTTCCTGATCTATTTTTTTGTTTGTGTACTTTGAGTATACAATACTATTACAAGGGTGCTGTAGGTCCTTGTGGGCACCTCTCAGACGGTTCCTGAAGTGGCACAGGACTCTGGTGTTGGTGGAGAATTGCTGCTACATTACATTTGTTCAACACCGAACCACTCATGTCCGTCTACACTGATAACGGTTACGCTGATCGCAAAGAGTATCTGGACGAACTCCGCGAAGAGTATGGTGATCTGGTCAACATTCTCACTGGTATCCTACCTTCATCTGAAGACTTCGACGGTCTGGTGACTGCACTGGAAGATGCGATGGATTCTGGTGAGTATGAAGACCTGATGTGACGGTCTGACAACTGGCACAGACAGGCACCCAAGATCCGCTCTGGGTGCCTTATACTAAACAAGTCAACCAAAGACACCCAACATGATTCGCGATTTCAACAACTGCTTTCAACGCAATCCTGAGATTCTGCAAGATGTTTGCAATCATCGGGTCGAACTTTGCAACTATCTTCTCGGGTTCTGTAATGATTCTGAAGATGAAGCATTCTATCAGTCAGAGATTCGCCACTATAAGTTTTATGAAGTATGATGTGACGGTCTGACAACTGGCACAAGGGGGACATGAGATCCCCCTCTGATCCCTTAAGATTAACAAGTCAACCACCTCAAACATCATGATTGAAGTTCAGGTTAAAGTTAACAATGTTCAGTTTGATTTTTCTGGTGACAATGATGTAGATGAAAACTACATGATTGATGTTGAAGAATCTTATGAGAATAAGATCTTCACGGTTGAGATTGATGAAGACCCAGAATACTTTGTTGACTTCATTGTTGAAGCATTGACAGATAAACTATCTGATGATTCTGGGTGGTGTGTAAGTGATTATGATTATGAGGTTGTGACAGAATAAGAACTGGCACAACAGACCTAGGCAAGTCTCTAAACTGCTGCTATGATAAACAAGTCACACCAAAGACAACAAATGGATCCTTACACTCAAAGGTATCAAATCGAGGAACTATCTCGTTTTGATCTTGTGGAGCAACTTGAGAATGATCCTTATCTTCGTGATGATGATGAAGATGGATACGATGATGCTTCATTCAACGAATCACTTAACTCTGGGCATGATTTCTGATGATTGAAACTTACAACTTCACTGGTGATACGGTTACTTTTTTGGGTTTGATTGGTGTAGTTTCTACGGGTATCATTATTGTTACTGCATTCCGTAGATTTTTTAACTCACCAATGAACCTACGTGTGCCAGTTTCCAAAGTGGCACACGATCTCACACAGGACCCTGAAAATCCTGTATCTTAAGTAAGTCAACCAAAGGCAAACCAATGACTACCACTGACACCAATCAATTCACTGCCCGCGAGATTGCGGCACTTCTCATGATCTTTAATCAACTTAGTTCTTATGAGGTTCAGGAAATTACTGGTTTAGATGTTGGTGAAGTATCCGAACTTAATTACAAACTACTGGGCATGTAAAATCTAGTCGAGACTACAATCTCGTCGAGATGTGCCAGTTTCCAAAGTGGCACGAGATCTCACACAAGACCCTGAAGATCTGTTATCTTAAGTAAGTCAACCAAAGGCAAACCAATGACTACCACTGACACCATTAAAGAGTTCTTTACTGAAGATGAGTGGGATATGATTTACAACTTCATTGGTCATGCTTTGGATAATGAGGATTATGATCCAGAGCAAGTGTTCACCATTCGCTCTAAGATTCATAATCTGTATAAAGACTAACCTTATAAGCATCCTGAGGTAAGATGTAAAACTGCCTCAAACAAACCCTTTTTTTTATTATTATCATGAACTTCACTTTTACTGAGCAACAATCTTCCTGCATCGCTTCTGTTGATGTCGAAGGTCAAGAAGTTAGCATCACTTTTCAGGGCAATCTGAATAATGTTTACACTTTCGTCACTGAAAGTGAGGACGTGATTGTTAACTACCTTGAAAGTCCTACCGGTTCGATTGGTCAAACCTACCGCCGTTGGGTTGCTGAGCGTATGCTCATCCCCACGACTGAACTAGTGGCAGCGTGACACTCTGACAACTGGCACAAGGGGGACACGGTTCCCCCTTCGGACCCCTTAAGATTACAGAGTCAACCAAACCACTTCAAACCATGCGTAAGATCGAAACCCTGATGAACGCAGCAATCCTTAACCGTAAGGATTGGTCCCTTGATAATACTCGTGTTGAGTATGAAGAGGGTAACGAAGTTTCCCGAGTTTACCTTCACGGTCATAAGATTGCCGAGATTGGTGAAGGTTTCATTACTATTCATCATTGCGGTTGGAAGACTAAAACAACTAAGTCTCGCCTTAATGCTCTCCTTCGGGAGAATGGTAAGGGTGATGAATCTGTCTATCAGAAAAATCACACTTGGTTTATTGCTTATGATGGTAAGATTGAAGAGTTTGATTCTGCTGTGACACTCTGACAACTGGCACAAGGGGGACTCGGTTCCCCCTTTGGACCGACTAGGATTAAAGAGTCAACCAAAGACACACCCAACCACCATGGAAGTTTTCCTCTGCGCTGATGCTGCCGGTCGCTATTGCTGGATACGAGGTTCATCGATTGATCAAATCGAAGACGCTGGTTTAGAAGTTGTTGAGTGCCAGACTTCAGATTTTGAGGGTGATTCTGCAGGTACAATGACCCTCGAAGATCTGAAAGAATCTGATGCAATTCTATTCGAAGGAGGCAACTAATTCATTACATCAACTTGGAGGCAATCATGCCTCCTTTTTTTATACTTTTTATCTTACTATTTGAGAGGTGCTTCAGTGGCGATGGATTGATCAAGCAGATACCCCTCTGCTGTCTTTGCTGATTGTCCCCTTATCCTACAGCATCATCAGACCCATAAGGTCACCAAGGTGGACAGTCTGACAACTGGCACATAAGATCGCCACGACCCCTGATTTTCTGTTATCTTAAATCTTGTGAGGGATGTGTCTCCCCCCTCATCAGAAAACAATGTTTACCGCATCTTTTCCTCCCGTTGACGATCTGATCAGTGTACTTTCAAAGATCGAGTACAAAAAACACTTTTACAATCTGATCAATGTTTGTATTGTTTTTGTTGCTGTTTCTGTTGCTGTTGTTTCCTTCATTTGCACAAAGATTGCACAATGGTATAAGAATGGTGGTAAAGATCTTATTCAAAAAACATATGCACAAGTTAAAGACTTATGCATCATTTGTTATCTTTGGATTCGCTGCGAAGGTTATCCTGAACTGGTAAGATTCTCTGATGATGTAAAGCAAACCTATCAGAACTGGCAATACCTTGTGACAGTCTGATCAGTGGCACAAGGGGTGCTCTGGATGCCTCTGGATGCCTTATAATAGTTTCATACACACAGAGAACTGATGGCACAGAAAATTAAAACTCCACCCATTACCCCTTGTGCAAGATGTGGTGCAAAAGCAAAATGTATTGAAGATTGGGATTTTCGTGATATGTGGAAGGTGATTTGTGATAATAACCACACATCAACCAAAGATTGTGGCACAAAACATCGTGCGGTATGCCGTTGGAATAATGCCCAAATAAAACTCCAAGACACTTGAAGAACCGGCACAAGGGGGACACGGTTCCCCCTCCTGACCGACTAGGATTAAAGAGTCAACACCGCACACGAGACCAATGAACTTCTCCGATCTGAACTTCTTCGATCACAGTGTAGTCAAAGGTGGCACTCGCGCAGAGTACACTTTCCGGAACTATTGGACCATTAGTGTAGTTGCGGGTCCGAAGGATTCTGGACTCAAAGGTGACATTCAGCACGACACTTTCGAGGTTGGTGTAATGCGCCCGAATGGCAATATGTTGGAAGATGTCATCATCTGGCAGACCCCGGTTCAGATCACCACGATGATGCATCTGATCGAGATGCTGTGACAATCTAGCAACCGGCACAAGGGGGACACGGTTCCCCCCTCCTGACCGACTAGGATTAAAGAGTCAACACCGCACACGAGACCAATGAACACCATCGAGATCATTGACGGTCAGACTTTCACCGTCACCATCCTGCCCACTGCGAAACCAAAGCGTAGCGAACTCGTATGCTCCCGCGTCGGTGGCGCAAAAACCCGATTTTATGCTGCCACTGGCGCCGGTCGCAATTCTCGAGAAGTTGAGAAACGGATCCCCGCTGCCGGGACAGTCTGACAACTGGTTCGGGGGACTCACGGGTCCCCCTCCTGACCGACTAGGATTAAAGAGTCAACACCGACACCGACCGATGCTCAACTTCTCCGCTCTGACCCGCATCGCAGTCCGCAGCGTTCTCATTCAACAGGGACCGCAAACATGTAGCGATCTCGTGCGCATTATGGGTATGGATCCGAAGCGTCACAAAGGTACAATCCATGCCGTAATGGTAGACATGGAAGATGATGGTATTCTCACCGCGACCCGTTCTAGTAATGGCAAGCGCAATCAGTGGTCAATTGTTAACATCCGCAAGCGCGATCGTCTCGCCGCTGCCCTGATCGGGTGACAATCTAGCAACTGGCACAAGGGGGAGAATCCCTCCCCCATTCTTTACACTCTCTAAAACGATCATGTTTTCAATCCGTTACCAAACTCCGTACAATGCTTGCGAGTGGAGAACACAAACATTCTCCACTCTAGATGATGCTCTGCGCATGGTAGACTTCTATCGTTCCTGCGGTTCCCCTGCTCACCTTATCTGATCATCATGGCAATTACTATTCAGGACAATTCCGAAGAGTTTAATGTAGTCTGGGAGAATGACATTCCTACACTGTCTCCGATAGATTACTCACTTAGTTGTGAGCAATTTGCCGCGATGATGGAGTGTACGGTAGATGATCTCTGGGCGATGTGACAATCTAGCAACTGGCACGGGGGACTCACGGTTCCCCCTCCTGACCGACTAGGATTACAGAGTCAACACCGCACACGAGACCATGACCCGCCTCTCCGTCATCTGCCCCGCTGCCACCTGGGAGAACGAAACCACCGATGCCGATCGCGCATGGGATCTCTGCCTGGATCTCTCGCAGGATTATGGGTACGCTGAGGTTCGCCAGAACGGCATGATCATCGGATCCTACCGGAACGGATCCCCTGCGATCTGGTGATTCTGCCGGGGGGACTCACGGTCCCCCCTCTGACCCGCTAGACTTACCGAGTCAACACCGCACCCGAGACCGATCATGATTCTATCACAAGCATCCCGCCTCTCTGACCGCGCCACCGTCTGGGTCGCTCGCAAGAATGACGATTCTACGTTTAATCCGCTCACGACCGATTATGGTGTTCCCGCTACTGCATTAGCAGCGCAGTTCGCCGATGCATTCTCGAACGAAGTGATCTCACCGATAATCTGAATCCTGCTGGGGGACTCACGGGTCCCCCGGATCCGTGCTACAATTCCAGAGTCAACACCGCACACGAGACCGATGACCGCTTCCACCATCACCCCTGCCGCCCTCACCCCCGAGGTTCTTCTCCTGATCGCGGAGTCATTCAAGGTCGTTGCATACGATCCCAAAAGTGCTGAGGGTATCCGTGCCATGCACAAAACCGAATTGGGGCAGGAAGTTCTTCGCAGGATCGTCAGAGATGACATAGGGGGAGCGGCGAGCATCATCGCTAACGCGTTATGGGTTGATTGAATCCAGCAAGGGGGGACTCACGGGTCCCCCTCCTGACCGACTAGGATTAAAGAGTCAACACCGCACACGACACAATGAACAGCGCCACCCTTCCGCAGATTCTACAAAACGCGGCAGACGATAGTGATACAATCTCCTGGCATCTTGCCTACGAGGTTGCTAAAGACCACTGCTGCCTGAATGACTTTCGTTCAGAGTACGGAACTACCGCGAAGTTCGGGCGAGTAGATCTAGGCGAACTGCTGGTGTGGTTAGGATACTGAATCCAGCGAGGGGGGACTCACGGTCCCCCCGGATCCGTGCTACAATTCCAGAGTCAACACCGCACCCGAGACCGATGACCGCTTCCACCATCACCCCGACCCCGCTCAAGACCATTCTCACCCCGGACCGTTACCCGTTTGCCGTTGCTAAGGTTGTGGATGGCAGAATCGCCTGCACTATTGCTTATGCTCGCACTCTGGAAGATGTTTACAATCAGTGCCAGGGATGGCGGGCATCCGATGCTCATTACAACTTCCGTCATGAGTACATCATGGCAGAGCAGCGGGATCTAGACAATACCCCGAACTATTCCTACTGGGTCGCAGTCTGAATCCAGCGAGGGGGGACTCACGGTCCCCCCGGATCCGTGCTACAATTCCAGAGTCAACACCGCACACGAGACCGATGACCTTCGATCAGATCCTCGCTCACTGCCAGCAATCCGGTTATATCCTCACGGGTTCTTCTCGTGAGGGTTATGTAGTTGACGGTTTGAAGAATAGGTTTGGCAAGACCTATTCCGTAGACCTTATCAATTCCCGTAGTTTGTGGAGTTGGGCGATGGAAACCTTCGACGCCTGATGTAATCGGGGGAGGCGCAATCCTCCCCCATTCAGTACACTGTTCTCAAAACGTTCTCATCATGTCTATCGCCATCACCACCAACTTCGTTCCCCGCGATCTCATCTCGGCGTTTGAACTTAACGGCGCACAGTATACCAAACTCCGTAAAGAGTTTGACTACATGAATGACGCAGACTTCGATTCTGCGATGTTCTTCAAGTACCGGGGGCAAGTGTATGCTCTGGCGGAGTTTCTTCGGACAGAGGGTGATCTACTGGCGCAGGGTTGGCAAGGTATCTGTAACCAAACCTATTTCAGCGGTTTGGTCGTTAAGATTGTGCAATCGTGTGAGTCCGTTGTAGTCGGTAGGTATTGCGTCTGAGTTACACATAGTGGGTGCTGAGTTCGTTACACTTAGCACCCACTATGTTCGTGCTTAAGTACAGTCATTAGTCGTGCTTATGGACAGTGTTTTTAATGATAAGCGATCCTTATGGGCGGCGCCATGCCGATAAAAATCGATGGGTCCCTGTAACCTACAAATCTTAAGAAACGCGATAGTTATATAAGACTCTCACAAAAAATGCTATAATATTCTAAGGCACACAAAAAATCCCAGACGAAAAAAAAATCAAAGTGAATTACCCCGCCTCTCAAAAAAACCGCGCCCAAAAAAATTCACCAAAAACCCCCTATTGGAATTTTTGGAAGGTTGTATTTGCTGGGTGGTTAATTCGTTACCCAGGTAAGGTTTTCCGTATTATTGGAGTACCTCTGGGGTTTTTATTGGTGATGATATATAATGCGTTGACAAAATAAAATATATGTCTCAAACAATATATCACATATATGCTCGTGGTCAATGCATTTACCATTCACTTAAAGAGGATGATTTTACAACAACCTGGGTTGCACTAAATCGCCTCTCAGATCTTCTATCAAATTCTAAAGAACTATCGTACGAAGAAGTAACTTTAGATAAGGAATTAATGTTAAGTTCCTCGTATTGACAAAATCTAAATAGAACGCTAAAATTGACTTGAGGTTTAAATAAAACTTATGGCTAAAGGTTTCACCGTAAAAGCAGCAGCACCAACTCCCAAGACTGAAGATTGGGATTATGATGCAATCAAAAATAGAATGAAAGGAAAATCAATTGTTTTCTGCCTTCCAGGTAGAGGGTGTTCTTTTACATTTCTCAAAGCATTTGTTCAATTATGTTTTGATTTAGTTCAAAATGGAATGAGTATTCAGATTTCTCAAGACTACTCATCAATGGTTAATTTCGCACGTTGTAAAGTTTTAGGAGCAAATGTTCTTCGTGGTCCCAAGCAAATTCCTTGGGATGGAAAACTTAATTATGATTATCAACTTTGGATTGACTCTGATATTGTTTTCAATACAGAAAAGTTTTGGCAACTTTGTGATATGGCATTAACAGAACCTGATGAAGAGGGTAATGTGAAAGAGAAAGAAATTGTTGCCGGTTGGTATGCTACTGAAGATGGTCACACAACCTCAGTAGCACACTGGTTAGAAGAAGATGACTTCCGTAAGAACGGTGGAGTGATGAATCATGAAAATGTTGAATCAATTGGTAAGCGTCGCAAACCTTTCACAGTTGATTACACTGGATTTGGTTGGGTACTCATTAAGCACGGAGTCTTTGAGAATCTTGAATATCCATGGTTTGCTCCAAAGATGCAAGTCTTTGAGTCTGGTGCAGTTCAGGATATGTGTGGTGAAGACGTTTCATTCTGTCTTGATGCAATTGAAAAAGGATTTGAAATCTGGTGTGATCCACGTATTCGTGTAGGTCATGAAAAAACTCGTATTATTTGATTGGAGATTTTAAACTATGGCAAAAAGACCAAATCTAAGTTCAGATCAAATTGAATCTAAACCCAAGTCTACCCGTCAGGGTCTTGGAAAGCATACAAAATATGCTTCAACTTCTCGGAATAAGGCAAGAAAAAAATACCGAGGTCAAGGAAAATAATTCTCATTCATCCGCTTTATAGGCGGATTTTTTATGTCTTGCATTTTTTATAGATAGATAACAATTGAATTTCTTTCTATGGGGATAGAAACCCCCTTAAAAGTTCTGATTTTAATTAAATCAGGAGACACACAATGTCAGATAGAAATGTAAATTTTATGAGACAAACTTGGGGAGCGGATCATTTGGATAAAAAAATGCTCCGTGAAATTAATAATGATTTATTGACACCTAAAAAACATGATTTTCAAATTCAAAATGAACTTCATGAAAAAATTCGCAATGATGAAGATTATGATGATTGGGAATATGGAACAGAACCTCTTTATGAAGGTAAAAAAAGTTGAATAAATAATACAGATTTATCTGTATTATTATGCCTCTAGAGAGGATAAGTAAGGGATTTAAAGATATAAGTATGACATTTCAGGTTAATCCTCTGAACTATGATCTTATTGGTCTTAAAAATGAATCTGCAATTGCACGTTCAGTAAGAAACCTTGTATTTACTCTGCCCGGAGAACGATTTTTTAATGAAAATTTGGGTTCTAAAGTAAGTCGTTCTCTTTTTGAAAATATGGATGAGATTTCAGCATCAGTTATTCAAGATGAAATAAAAAATACTATTAATAATTACGAACCAAGAGTCAATCTAATTGATGTAGTTGTTTCTCCAAATTATGATGAAAATGAATTTAATGTTACTATAAATTACAGAATTGTTGGGATTGATGTTCTTCCTCAACAATTATCATTCGCTCTTCAGTCAACACGATAATGGCATTAGTAAATTTTACAAATTTAGATTTTGATCAAATAAAATCCTCCATTCGCGAGTATCTTAGGGCGAACTCCAATTTTACGGACTATGATTTTGAAGGATCTAACCTATCAATTATAATTGATACTCTCGCATATAATACTTACATATCCTCATATAATGCTAATATGATTAGCAATGAGGTGTTTATTGATGGCGCTACTCTTCGCGAGAACGTAGTATCTCTTGCAAGAAACATTGGATACGTTCCTCATTCCCGTTCAGCATCCAAAGCAAACATTACATTTTTTATAGACACAACTCAATTTACAACTAATCCTCTCACATTAACTCTTAAGAGTGGGGTTGTTGCTACTACAAGTACTAGTTTTGGTAATCAAAATTTTTCCTTCATCATTCCTCAAGATATAACTGTTCCGGTAATAAATGGAATTGCATTATTTGAAAATGTAGATATTTACGAAGGAACATTTATTGTTAATAATTTCAATGTAGATGCAAATAATCCAAATCAAAAATTTATTTTAGAAAATGCTAATATTGATATAGATTCAATCAATGTCTTCGTAAGGGACACACAATTATCTACTGTTAAAAATTCTTTTAAATTATCTAAGAATTTATTTGATATAAGTTCAGAATCAAAAGTATTTTTTATTCAAGAAATTGAAGATCAGAGATATGAATTAATTTTTGGTGATGGAATTTTTGGTAAGAAATTAAACAATTTAAATTACATTGAGGTTTCTTATAATATTACAAATGGAGAAAGTGCAAATGGAGCATCTTCATTCAACTTCAATGGGAGAATTGTTGATAACAATAATAGAGTTGTAACAACTGGCATTTCACTTATTACTACAAATTCATCTTCACAAAATGGAAGAGAAATAGAATCTGTAGAATCTATTAGAAAATATGCTCCAAGAAAGTATTCATCACAAAATCGTGCTGTCACAGCAACTGATTACGAAACCATAATACCTACGATTTATTCGGAAGCAGAATCAATATCAGTCTTTGGTGGAGAAGATTTAAATCCACCAAAGTATGGTAGGGTGTTTATTAGTATTAAACCAATCAATGGACCATTTGTTTCTAATCAAATAAAGGATAATATTAAAAGTTCTTTAAGAAGATACTCCGTAGCAGGAATTGTTCCTGAAATTATTGATCTAAAATATCTTTATCTTGAAACAGATAC